TCTTTCTGGGCTATTAAAGCTGCTTTAATTAATTTATCATATTCATCACGTTTTCCATGAAATACGCGATGTTTAGCAGCATAAATTTTTCTTCCAACATGTTCATTGGGTTTCTCACTAATAGGAGGAATGACAACAGCTTGTTTAGGTACATCCCAAACAACTTTTCTTCCAGCTTGTCGTCTAAATTTAAAATTAACATCATGTTCACGAGCACGTTCTGCTTCATACTCCATACGTTCTTCATGTTCTTTATCAGTCTCACGATAATATCCATCTGTTGGAACATCATCATAATCATATGGATCATAGGGTGTGAAATCTACGTCATCACCTCCACTGGCTTGATGTTTTCTTTTCTTTCCATATCCTCCTCTATGCCTGGGTCCTCTTTTTCCTTGAGGATTTGCTTCCAGGTCTTCACTTTCTTCAACTGGTGAGTTCATGCGCGACACACAAGCTCCAACCAGAAGAATTCCAAAGGCAATTGCTGCAATTTTCTTTTTATTCTTGCATACAAAATGCTTTACACTTTGGGCATGTTCTTGTAGTTGTGGAAAATCAGTTCCTGTTTTCTCTACGATCCAGTCATAAACTGATGATAATGGTCCACTAATATAGGTATCCATAAAATCATATTCAACTTCTTCTTCATTATGACGATCATTAGCATCAATCAGCCCATCTACCATCTTTTTCTTATCTGTTTGTTGTTTTTCATCAACATCTTTATCAGATGGGGCTCGTGCAAAACATGCACTAAAAACTGTTTTACCATACGCTTTCCAAAAGGCTTTTCTTGTTTTAAACGCATCCTTTTCTTCTTGACAAAACGCTGGTTTCTTTTTCCACTTGGTAGTTTCCTCAATTCCATAAGGTTTCTCCTTACCAAGTACAAATCCTTGTTGATCAAATTCCTTTTCAAAATCGGCTTTAGAATAAATTTCCTCCATTTCAGAATCATCACTATCACTATCAACATGGTCTTTGCATTCTGGATCATTATTATCTTCATCACTTTCTACAGTGTCAGATTTATTACTTCGTTCAAAAATATATAGAAACATATGAACTGTTGGGAAAACTTGAGATCCACAAATAACAGGGAAATCTTGACCGTCATATTGACTTAAAATTGTCAAGATAGCTACATAATCCAATCCTTTGGTATTACTCTTTTTCCTCCTGTCCTGCAAGGTGTAGGAATTCTTTCCTACATCATCTTGTACAACTACAAAACGCGCTGTCTTTCGAAAATTTGCTCTGCGAATGTCATCTTCAGACATATGTTCGCTATCATCATCTTCTGATTCACGTGAATATTTCTTAAACTTCTGTCTAAGATTTTGCAATTCTTCACGTTGTTCCCGGGCTTCCTTTTCATTAGGAGATTTTAAATCATCCGGAACTTCAGGCAAATCATCAAATTCAACTTCACCTTCCCACCATTTTCCAAGCCATTCGGCCATCCATGATGCATAGGGCATTTGTTTTAAAATATCCAAAACGGGTCTAAATAATTCACTAATTTTCTTAGCACCCATTATTGGCGCCAAAACAAACAAAAGGAGTGACAGTATTCCTGTCATAAACATCCCAGCTCGATTTGCTGTTTGGCGGGCTCCTTGG